GTCTGAGGCAAGGTGTTATCTGTCTGGACCTCATAAGTGAGGAACCACCAGTCGTTATTAGCATCGGTTATAGCGTCCTGGTTGTTGTACTCAGTGGGCAGGTTCGAGATCTGAAACCCAGACTTGGAGTAATATGGGAGGTTGGCTGTGATGCCCGCGTTGGTGCGAGTGTTTGTCAGCGCTCGACCCTCCACACCAGAGCCTGTGCTAGCCAAGATGTTGAACCCTATGCTCGCTGCACTTGTGCCAGCCTGGTACTTCAAAGTTGAAGATGGTCGTCGTGAGCCTGAAGCCAATGCAGAACCTCGTGCGGAGCGTGTGATGTGAAAACTATCAATATAGTTCAACGGCACACCCTGGTTGATGTTTGCAGTTATGTTGACTGAGCCTTTGTACCCCACAAAACACGCACTAACTAGCGTGATAGGGTGGAGGAACGTGGGCATATAGCTCTGACCAGTAACACCGGCCACCGTGGCTGTCGCCCACCCGTTACTGTAACACCCGGATAGTGGTGGCATCCTCTTGAGCGGAACATTGTTAACAACAGCACCATCAAGCGCACTGTTCACAAACACCCACTCAAAGCTCTTGGAACTGCGGTGTAGCAGCTCTCGCATACTAGTGATCTTTTCACCAAACACCTCCTTATATAGGGGGGAAGGCGTCCACGCCCCATTGAACGAGTGTGAATCACTAACATCGTTGTAAACAATGTCAGTTTGTGCTGTGGCTAGGAGTTGTCCGCTGAGGGTTGGTCGACCACCAGGGGCCAATTTGGCATGCGAACGGGGCCCAGCAAGCTCTAGGTCATCACACGCGCTGACAAAGACCAATAACGTCACGTCCGAACTGGGCTCAGGAGCGGTTAAGCTGTTGAGTACCCTCACGCTCAAAACTCCGTTGTTGTTGTTTGGCCAAGCACCAGTTGGGGACCCTGAGGTGCTATACAACTCAGTACCTGGCCCTGCAATGTCGTACGTCTCAAGAAAGTGAGTCGGCTGCATGTAGGGTACCACAAAAGACACCTCATCATCAGAATCCAGGTCCATAATGACGGTATACGTGTTAGGGTTGCCCACTGATGGCCCAAGATTGAGCTGTGTGGCCGCCCTATCCCATGAGACCTGCAGTCGTCCACGGTGGTAAGGGGACCGCACGACCTTGAAAGTGTACTTCAGCGAGCCACGCCAATACTGGAACATGTTGGCGAAATAACTCAATGGCGTATGAGCGATGTACGGGTCGACACTACGAAACATGGCTGGGTTAACCATGGTGGTGAACAACGACTCACCTTGAGAGCCAGCGGT